CACCAAAATCTGATGGGTCATTACCAGCCCACTTACCACCGGTTCGCTCTTGAACTCGTTGAATAAGGGCGTCTCGCAAAGCGTAGTAGTCTCTACTTGTGTAATCAATAGAAACTGGAATATTACTGACAGGAGTTGTCATCGGTTCTCCTCATAAGGTGGGATGGTTTTATTAATAGTAACTACGCTTACTGCAGTAGTTGTTGTGGTTTGATTTGGCAAAGTGTAAGTTACTTCAGCAATAGTTCTACCTTCAAGTTCGTCATGTGTGACATCTACGCTTTCTAAGTTCAAAAGCGGCAAGTAATTTGCAAAAACAGCAGTTACTTCTTTAGTAATACCAGCTGTTAAAGCACTTTGGGTATCAAAAAATAGTTCAGGAATTCTAGTTCCGTAATTAGAGCGCATTACTCGCTCACCTAAAGCAGTGCCTACAGCAGATTTAACCCTAGCTTCCCAAATCTCACTTTGATTTGACGTTTTTAAAATGTTGCCATAGCCATCAATTCTAAAAGGTAAGCTAATGGCGTATTCATAAGAAGTTGATTCATTCATTGAGAAACATTAGCCTTTCCACTTTTCCATACAGCAGGAGTACGGTTATATCCTTGGTTACTCACCTTTACTACATGGTGCCCAAGCACTGCTTTAGCCTCTGACCTTGCAAATAGCTTGGTATTTTTACCTTTATTTTTCAAAGCCTCGTTTAAGTTTACACTGCCCTTGGTGGTATTATCTCTGCTTCTAAACACAGATTCTGAGGTATCCCCGAGGCCATCAGAAGCCAACCTTAGTTCCGCCATGTAGTCTCCTACCCTATGTAGGGTATGGGTAACTTCTTTAATTAACCAATACCCATCCGTAAGCTCACCAGTACCTTGAATAAGAACCGTTCCAAAAGGTATTAACCTAGGGTCACCTTGCCCCTTGGCATGGGCTGGAAGAGCAAATCTTGAAGTGTTAGCTATACCTTCAGCAGCCTGGGCTACTGCAAGCCCACCATTTGCTACTGTTCCTGTCTTAAAGTCGTTAAACAGAACATCGCTAACATTGTCTCTAATAGAGTTACCAAGTTGATTTGGTTTAGAAACATGAACCGACGCAATGTTAGTTATAGGGTCAACACCGCCTACTACTTTGTTCATTCGCATTTCAGGAACGTTTTCAATATGCTCACCATTAAATGCCTTGAAGTAGTCTAGGGTTCTATCTAAGTACATGGTGTTAGTAACTGTTGGGGTCGAGTCAAAGCTCATTATAGGAGTCGTGCTAAAGTGCTCATCAATAATATTATCTATTGGTTTAAACGTTAAGTTGGTTCCGTCAATAACTAACCCGTAGCCAATTCTTTTAGCTTGCTCTTGCATCCACTCCCAGTAAGAATGTCCAGTCATTGCTAACTGAGGAAACTTCCTCGCATCGGGCATTCCAGAATACTTAAGGCCAAATTCTTTTGCAATAACTTCAACAGCTTCTGGAACAGACGAGTTATAAAACACTCTAGTTGCTCTTTGTTTTAAAGGGTAACTAGCACCAACGCAGTGAATTTTCATAGTAATATCACGCTTACTATTAACAATTCTGTCAATTGAAGACACGTAACCAAGCCAAGTTCGACTTAGTCCTTCTTGAGTCCAAGTAAACTCTACAAGAACACCTGTCTTAACAGTATCAAAATACAGAGGACTTACCATAGAATACTCAAGGATTGCAACATCGTGATTGAATTGTTTTTGTATTAAATCAATTCTCAAAGGTTGCGCACTAAAAGACGGCAGCGATGGCCAACTAACTTTAAACTTAGTGCCCTTGCGGTATTTATTATGAGAAACATTAGACACTTGGAATCCTTATTGTTGCGCCAATAGGAATTGAAAAAGGGTCTAAGTACTCAGGATTTAAGTCCATTATTTGCCACCAAAAAGCAGAGCTTCCTAATAAAAGCTGTGCAATATGGTCAATTCGGTCACCGTCAACCCAAGTGTAGTAATAGAAAGGTACTTTAATTACAGGCCAGTCACGGTACACGGCTACAACATACTCCCCAGTCCTAGCATCTTGTGCTTTTAGAACTGTTCCAGTTGCGTATCTACTATCAGAGTAAATCATCTTTATCCTTAGTTAGTTAGGTCTGTGCTTTCAAATCCGCCACGTTGCCCGATAAGTGAGTTACTTAGTGTCGTTGCAGTTGGTGATAGTTCTGTAGGGCTGTTAACCAGTGGGTAATCAGGAAGACGAGCAAATGCTACGGATACGTTAGTAAATAATGGAACCATTTGCTCATTAAAAATTACATGTTCAATTTTAAGATTAGTAACCGTTCCTAAATACCTAAGAGACTTACCTAAATGTAGCTCTACAGGACGGGCACCTAGATATCCCATGTCAGCAGTTTGGTTGTTTCTTAGGTAGCTCTTTAGAGTGTACCCAAGCAATGTTCTAAGCAGGTATTCCACATCGTACATTGTTCCCATTGTGTATATTAGTTTTTGTGCAGCAGCCGAAGGAGGTCTACCCGCATAGGCTTTTTGTCCACCTCGTTTTAGTCTGCCATTTTCATCATAGTACTTCATATCAAACATTCGGTTAATAAGAAGCTGGAAACTAATAGTGCTTTGAGTAATGTTAGTTCCATACAACACAAACTTATCTTGTCCACTAATCTCAAACCCCTGGTCGACGTTAGGCATACCAGAGTAATCCATAGAGATAGTGGCTGGGTTGTACATGAACTGAAAACCAAAGTTGGTACCATAGGTACTTACCGAAGATGCTGGTGCTTGGTTACCCTGATACTCAATTCCATTTGAAGGCGGCACATAAGAAACAATCATTCCTTTACTGGACTTAGAACCAGACCAAAGCTCGTTTGCAGAAGCTACAACCCCAGGCCTATTAGAAGAAAACCCAGCAGCAGTCAAAAAGCTAGCTCTTGTACTGTAATAAGCATCAACAACACTAGGAGAGTTGTACTCGATGGTGTTGCTTGGCTTGGTTCTGTGTGCGGCTTGTCCCGCGTTATATCCTGGAGTATCCATGAATGCACCAGGAACAACTGTATTAGCGTTAGCTCTAGTAGCAATAATTGCAGACTGAGAGTTACTCAGCGAGTTCTCACTTAATTGAGCCTGTAGCTCTTCTACCTGAGCAAGTTTAGCTGCTTTTGCTTGTTTCTTTGACACAACAACAGAGTCATTAGAAGGGTTGTTACCTGCACCAACAGTAACCATGCGAGCAGCTATCTCATTGTCAAGAACAGTTATGTCTGACTGCAGTTGAGCAATTCGTGCTTTTAAGTCAGAGGTAGCAAGACTACTTCGTGTTGATTGAATTATGGCCATTATAGACTCCCAAGGTTAGAGGTCAAAGTTTGGTTGTTTAAGTATTCTTGAACATATTCAGCAAATTTTCTAGCTGACTCAGGAGTAGCGTCTTGAATATTTACAGTAATTCCACCAACGTTATTAGTTACGTTGCCGCTTGAGCCACTAGTACTACTCCCAGAAGAGCCAGTATCTCCAGCATTTGCGTACTTATTAGCTGGAGAACTAGAGCCACTTGATACCCCGTACTTTGCTGTAAGGTCTCCAATAGTTCCAGATGACAAGCTACTTAAAGCGCTTAGGTCTCCACCTAAAAGACGCATTACTGCGTTCATCTGAGAAGTCGTTGCGTCAGAAATACTCATGGTAACCTTTGTTGATTTTTTGTTACCTAATTTAGCTCCAAGCAGCTTAGGGTCAACATCAGTATTACCTTCTTTTACCTGGTAGTGTACGTGCACCCCAGAAGAATCTCCAGTAGAACCAGCATTTCCTAACCAAGTTCCTTTTTTGACTTCCATGTCTTTTTTAAGGGCTGGGTTTACTTTACTCAAATGCTTGTAAAGACTATAAAGAGTTAGTTTGTTTTTACCAATACCGTGGTCAAGCTCTACAAAGTTTCCATTTCCAGTTTTACTACCACGGTTATCTTTTACTAAATTATTAACTTTTCCATCAGCAACCGCATACACTTTTGTGCTAGTTGTGGCAGCATAGTCAATACCTGAATGTGGTTGGCCTTTTTGTTGACCAAATGTAACCGTTTCATTAAACCCTTTAGTTACTTCTAGTTTGCCTTCTATTGGCTGCCCGATGCTAACTTTCTCATCTCCGCCAAGGCTAAAACTCATATTGTTTAACTCAGCCAGAGGGTTTGTGTTGCTAGTATCTCCTCCACCTTGTACAACACCTGTTACCGCCCCCGCGGCAGTCATTAAACCAGTAGTCCCTAGCCCTATTTGCCCGGTAAGTATTGCTGCCCCACCCGCAGCAGCTCTAGACATGCCAGTAGGGTCAGCAGACATAACTGCCTCCATACCAGAGCTAATTAAGTTTAAGCTTGAGTTCGCCATAGTCATAAGACCCTGGGTAGTTCTAGCACCTAAAGCTATTTGAAGGCCGGAAGTAACAGCACCAATAGTTTTTGCTAATCCAGCAGCAACTACATCTAGACCTTTTAGAGAAACTGTTGCACCCTCAAGTCCGGCAATATACGAAGGCGTAGCACCTTTCATTGCCTCTTCACCAGAAGTTTCGAGGTCCATTAAAGAGTTTAGCGGATTACCGTTTCCTATTTTTCCTGCCTTACCCATTAGGTTATCCATAGCAGACTGACTGCTCAAATCCATTTTGCTACCACTAGCACGGTCAATCATGTACTGCTTAAACAGAATTTGCTGGTCGGCACTTAGTCCAGAAGCAGCAATGTTTGCTCCAAGAGCACCTTTACGAATAGAGTTCTGAACATCTTCTGCAGAAGCGTTAGCGCCTGGTCTAGTAAACCTGCCCGCCAAGTCTTCAAATATTTGAGTCATGCTTCGTTCTTTACCAGTTATTGGGTCAGTGGTGTAAATACCAAAGTTCCTCATAATATTAGCGGAACTTGCTCCAGTACCTAGTCCACCAATAGCTGTAGCAGCTTTTTCGTTAGACATGTTTAGATATCTAGCAGCGTTACCTACTGCACGGGTATTTTGCATGTAAGTATCACTGCTTGCAACCATACCTTGGCTAGAAAAAATATTAGCGACGTTTGCGCTTGAACCAGCACTTGTCACACCACCCATAGAAGATAAGACACCAAAAGTTCGGTCTTCTACTTCTCCCCTAGAAATTCTTTTAGAACCTCTATACCCACCCATAATAGTGGCGTTGTAATACGTCCCCGCACGTTGAATAGTTGAGGAAACATCAGGTAAGAAGTTTCCTATGCCTCTGGCCATTCCAGAAGCAAAGTTAGTAAAGTCTGTTAAACCAACACCTGGACGCATAAGGCTGTTGTTTTGCATGTCCCCCGGGCCAGGCATACCTCCGCCGTTATTGCCGCCGTTATTGTTTCCCCCCATTTTACCTGCAACAAACCCACCCTTACCAAACGCTCCAGCAATAGCTTTAGCAGCTGAAACAAGACTATTTTCAATAGACTTGGCAGACTTAGCTACTTCCGCAGCATCTTTCTTAGAAGAGCTGAGATTTTTGGCTAAGTCTTTACCGGTAAGGTCTTTTTTGTCTGCCATGGGTTACTTTCTGTTTACTTTTCCAAAAAAGCTGGCCATTTCTAACCAGTTAGTTCTTTCTCGGGGGCTTATACTTTTTATCTCGTCTAACGTCCAACCAGTAAACGAGATAGATATAAGAGACCACTCTTCTAGAAGCGTTCTGTATCCAGAAACTTTAGAAGCGAAATAATGCCCCAATACTAATTGGGACCACTACCTTTCCTTCACAGTCTGGGCAGTCTACTTCAATATTGTCAAACTTTGGTCCAGGTGCACGCTTGGCCAGTTCTTCTCCAATTTTACGACGGTCAGCCAAACCAATATTCTGAGCCTGAATTTTGCTAAGAACTGGGTTTCCATCTATTTCAAGAACTGTTTGTTCAAGAAGCAGTGTGGTCAACTCAGGAACAGTTTTATCCGAGTTATTCAACAAAGTTTTCTGGGTAGTTCCTGTAGGTAATGCAACAAGGTACTTGTGCTTTTTACCTTGAACAGTAAAGCTACGGTCATCAATAGGGTTCTTTAGCGTAACTACCTCGATGTCTTCATCTACGTCAATTTCAACATCTTGATAAGAGTCACACCTATTGCAGAATCCCTGTAACTCAGCAGAACTACCAAACGTTACTTTGTAGATACCTAGAAGCAAAGCATCACGGTCACCAATAAGTAACTGGTCTACAATCTCTGAGGTAATTGGTTCATCGCCCAAAGACACCACTGCTCTTTCTAAAAGACCATTAAAGGCCTTGGCTAGAGTTGGTGCTTTACCTATGTACTCTTCGTCTTTACCAGTTAGTTCACGAACCTCAGCAGTTTTGATGACCTCCCTAGCGGAATTTACATATCCGCCAGGAAGGAGCACCAAAGACTCTGATGGGTAGGTAATCTCAGAAAAGACTACTTCTTGTTGTTGTCCTTCAGCCATTGCCTGATTAGCAAGTTGATTTAGCAAATCTGGGTTAGCGGCTGTTACTTTTTCATTCACGATTTATTCTCCTGTTTTAGTTTTAATTAGTTAGCAAATGGCTTTGCTGAACCGTTAGCGGTTAGGTCTGTTGCCCAGTTAACATCGAAACCTTCGTGTACTAGAGTCATCTGCTCTACGAAGATAGCGTTGTCACCTGCGTTTAGGTCAGAGTATGCAACGTTGGTTGGCCAAGCGTTGTAAACCTGGAAACGCATTGAAACGTGGTCAGTGTAGTTAGCACCGGTTAACTCGGTGGTTCCACCTGAACCTGCGATTGGGTGCGATAGCACTGCAATCTCAACGTCACAACGGAAGTTAGTTGCCTGGTTTGCACGGTTTGTGCCACCCTGTACTGTTGAAAACAACTGACGCATCCAGTCCCAGTGCTGCTTGGTGCCAAGAACGACACCACGCTGTAGTGAGATAGGGGCAAAGGTTGTCTGTCCAGGAATCTGGTGAACAGTGGTGTTGTAGCCACCTTCACGGTAAGGGATTGAGTCAGTAGTTACTGCCAGTCCCGAAACCGAAGTGAATCCAACAGTTACTTTCTGTGCACCACCTGGAAGCCAGGTAGCGTCGCCAGAGTTTAGCGGCTTGAAGGTGACCAGGAACCTAAAGTTTCTGATTGGGTCAGTCTCAAGCGTGGAGCGGTTGTTTATTACTGTAGCCATGGTTTATTTTCTCCTTAGATTACTGGCCGACGATTTGGCTTAGGTTGATAATTACAAACTCACCTGGGTACTCAAGAGCAACACCAACATCAACGTTAACAATTCCGTTAGAAATTGATTGGGCTGAGTTATTAGTTGCATCACAAGTTACAAAGAAAGCATCTTGCGGTGTAGCACCACGAAGACCACCCTGGTTGCGGTATGTGTTCAAGAACGCAGAAAGAGTTGTTGTGATACGGGACCACAAAATCTCGCTGTTGCTTTCAAACACAGCAAACTGGGTAAGGTCTGACAGACTCTTTTCAATGTAGGTTAGAGAACGACGCATTGAAATGTAGCGGTTTGCTGTTCCATCCTGCTTTAGAGTTCTACCACCCATTACAACAATTCCTGCACCAGGAACGTTACGAATAGCATTCAATGGATAAGTAGAGTTGTTTAGAGCATCTAGGTCCTCGTTGGTAAGCAGCTTTTCAATAGCAAGCGCATCTTGAACCTTAGCTCCGATACCGGCAGGAGTCTTGTAAGGACCGGCCTTGCGGTCATTGAACAAGTACAAACCTGCAACAGCACCAGCTGGACCAATCTTACGAAGTGGGCTACCGCTAATTGAGGTGTCTTTAATAAAGACTTGAGGGTAGTACACTGCTGCACGACTTGAAACACTTAGTCCAGAAGCAAACGTATTAGCGGAACTAACACTTAAATCTGCTGGAGTGTCAATAATTACAAAGCGGCTTGTGTTTACTTCAGACCATGCAATCAAAGCATTGAACACAGACTGAGCATCAGCTTGAGTGCTAAAGAACTTGTTTACATCCGGAAGCATAAATACAAGTGGGCAGTCTACAACGTTGTACTCATTAAACACAGAGTACGAAGCAACAGTACCTAATGCAGGGCTACCCAAGTCACCAGTGTAGTCAAACTTAGTAAGTGGTGTAGTGCTCTCTACGCCTGTTAGTGGGTAGTACTTGTCATCCATTACTTTAGTTGCAGTAATGGATTCAATAGTTCCGTTAACTTCAACATGGTTTGATGACAAAGCAAGAACAGTTTTAAGGTAGCTGCTTGAATCAGGCTGGTCAAAACTAATTGAGTTAAAACGCTCAATTTCAGTGTTTAAAGATGCCCTAGTCTGGAATCCAGCGTCACCAGCAGCTCCATCAGCTGTGTCAGTATCAAAGTAGACGTGGAAATCGTAGTAATCTTTTCCACCAATAGTTACTCTGTTGTCTGTCTTGACACGTAGCTTGGTGCTGTCATTGCCTTTGTACTTTGCTCGAATAGTAGCAATTTTCTTAGCAGTTGCGTTAGTGTCAAAAATGTCAGCAGTTGCTTGTGGAGCATTTGCTGCAACTACACGACGAACGTAAAGGTCTGTTCCACCATTGTTAAAGAACATCTTTACGCTGTAAGTAGCCGGATAGCTACCATTTAGGCTACCAAACTTATCTTCAAACTGAGAGTAAGAAGTAACTCGGGTAATTGTGGTTGGGCCCTTTGCAAATTGGGCAACGATAGCACCGGAAGCAACAGCTGAATAGCCGAATGCATTGGTGGTTACCGCTAATGGGAGTTCATTAATATAAACTCCAGGGTGGTTATACACAGTCATTTAGACTCCTTGGTTAGTTAGTTTTTTCGGAAGGTTCCAGATTATTCAGTTATTGTAAAGGTCTCAGTAATTTGAGATGGGCCGTCAGGCGTAGTTGTAACTCGTATAACTGCCTGTTGTACTCCGATTATTTTCCTGTAAGTTTCTTGAGGTATTTCACTCGAGACACGAACAGTTACAGCATTCATGAATAGTCTCTTACCCGCTTCAGTCATATCGCGTTTGGAGACATCCGTAATATCTAGACGTCGGATGGTGTTATCATCCAGTTCTAGATATCCAAATCTAAAAGGTAGCTTTGACTGCAAAAGCTGTGCCATAAGGGTTCTATCGTGTACAGGATTACGCGAGTATGCAGTAACCTGATAGTCAAGAGAAACCGGGATTGGTAAGTCTGTTTCAAAAAACTCACCAGCGTTTATAGTCATACCGTCTGGAACTAAGTAGCTTGCGTTAGTTTTGCCGCGCATCTCTCGTTCCATATCTCTGTTAATATCAATCAAATCTATTGTGATATAAGGGTAAACCTGAGCACGGATTTCCTGGTCAGGCTGACCAAAGAAAACTCCCACTTGACGAGGAGTGCTAGTGGCATCAGATTTTTGGTCATGCACAACTATGCCCTGGAGTTTCTCCCTGAGGGCCTTATCTTCACTAAGTAAAAATGTCATGATTACCCTGAGTGCTTATCTAAGTGGTTAATAAAAGCTTTATCAGATTCGGTGTCTCTATTACGAAACTTCCTAAGAACAGCGGTAGGCTGTACACCAGGTTGGCCGTATTCATGCTTAAACGCACGGTCGTGATAATCAGGGTGGATTTTAACTGTGAACCCTGCTTCGTCACCATACTCGACACTCATGTTATCTACAACATCTTTGTGCCAACCGTGTTTTATAGCATCTTTACGTAACTCTGCTGTCATATCTCCAGCAGTGTCCCGAAGAGCGTTATCATAAGCTTCAGGGTCTATTATCATCTTTAGAACCTAGCGACTTAGGAATATCGAATTTCTGATTTACATAACCTGCTAGTAAGAGGCCAAGCATGGCTTCTTGCTTATTGTTAGGTCTATATCCCATCGCTCCACGGAGGAACTCTTCACGGTCTTCAAATTGAAGATAATCGTTTACGTGTTTCCACCAAGGGTTGAAGTTCTTTTCAGACATTCGCATATCCTTATAAAGGCGCAGGTTCTACAAAGTAGATAACTGTTCGCACGAACAGCTACAAGTTAAGGATAGGGAATTTTAGCGAAAATTAAAGGCTAATCGTATTTATTTACGTAGTCGTTGTTACGGAAAGACTTAAGCGCATGGCAGTTGTGACATAGAGTCATAAGGTTATCTAGCTCGTTATTGTGGCGGTTTCCGTCAATATGGTCAACAGTTAACTGACAAGAGTATAGGATGGTAGCCGTACACTCAGGCTCTTCACAGAAGGTCTTTTTAAACTGGCGATAGGGAGCTTTGTTCTTATTTACTGTCTCCCTATGACGGTTCTTGCAGCGATAGTGCTGAATGCCATCCCGCACCTTATCTTTAAGAACCTTAACCAAAGTCTCACATACAGAGCAGTAGGCTAGCATCAGGTCTGCATCTATTTCAGTTAGACGATGGGGAGGAGACTTCTTCTTTTTCATTACCCCCAGATTAACAAAAAACCCCCTGCAATGCAAGGGGTTTGTTTGTGTTGGCGGTATATTACCGACCATACTTAGTTGGTTTTGAATCAGCTTTACCAGCCATTATTTAACCTTCTTATTGTAAGTTTTTACTGGTTTACCACCACGAGCAACTACTGATTGGTTAACTCTCTTCATTGCAGTTTTAAGTTTGCTACTAGCATTAGTCTGCATGTTCTTTTTATTATTTTTAGGAGAACCTGCCGCAATACTAGCTCGACGCAGTGCTTTATCTGCCTTAATCATGTCCGAGTTAGTCTGGGCAGGGGTTGCTTTGCCTTGAGTTCCAAGCACAGAAGTTGCAACAGCTTTTTGTGCTTTAGCCTTACTTTTAGAATCAAGCTTAGTTTGTTTCTTTTTACTTACTGCCATTATTTCTTTCCTGTCTTCTTAGCGTGTTCACGCTTTTCTCCAGCCTTGCCTTCACGCTTTTCGTGGGCAGAGTGCTTCTTGATGCTCTTGATAATCTTAGCATCAATCTTACGGTCTTCAGCCATAGTCTTAGGCTTCTTCTTAGCTCCGTGAGCCTTGTCCTTCTTTTCAAACTCTCGCTTTTCAGCAGCAGTTAGGCCCTTGGTCATCTTGGCATCCTTGACCTTGTCCTTCTTTTCAGTGTACTTACCCTTCATAGAGGTCTTACACGATGAACACTTACCACAGCCACACTTCTTAGTTACTGCCATTTGGGTCCTTCTTTCCGCAACCGCAGTTGCCGCATTTACATTCGTTCATTATCTATTCCTAACCCGTCTTTTTGCTCTACTAGTTTTGTAAGATGCAGAAATAGCTTGCTCGTAGATGGCACCAAATTGAGCAGGATTTAATCTTTTAACAACACTTGGTTGGTCAGTAACTAAATTACGCCCACCATCATAAGCAAGATGTGTTATGCCTTTACCACTAACTTTTCCTTTTTTAGGTCTTGTAATCACCTTAGGTTCAAAAGTAGCCATGTTAGAAGGTAGTCCTCCAAAAGGTCCGCCACCCAAACCCCTGAGAGCTTCGAACTTATCCCCTAATCTTTTAGCTTTAGTTTCTAGAGCAGCCGATTTACGAACTGGTTTAGGTTTATTTGCCATTACTTCTTTCCTACTCTCCGCTTGTTTTCTTTAGCGGTGTTCTTACCATGCTTCAAAGGACGTAGGTTAGACTTACGGTCATCAGCATGTTTGTTGTTCTTATGGTCTACGTCAACATTACGGGGTAATTTGCCGTTTTTCTCTTCATACTCCGCACGAGCCTTATTCTTGCTCGTGGTGTGCCATTTGCCGTCCTTGCCCTTAGTCTTGTAAACATAGATTGGACGCCCTCCATTGGCCGCTGAGCCCTTGTACGGGCCGAATCTCTTGGTCTCTGCCATTATCTACCCTTACGAGTACCCATGTGCTTAGGAGGCTTAGGTAGCTTTCCTTTGTGCTTAGGAAGAACGGTCTTACCACCACGACCAATGTGGTCTCTAGTGTTCTTTTCGTTAGTAACTGATTTACGGGCCATTATGAGCTCCTTCTATGTCTTGCTGTTTTTGCAGCAATCTTTTTAGGCTGAGCAACAAACTGCTTGCCCTTCTTGTTTCCTTTAGCTTTGGCTCTGTTAGTAGCACGTTTTTCAGCAGGAGTTAGGCTTTCCCAAGCAGCTTCAGGAAGATAGCGGGTTTTACCCTTAGACGGCGTACCGTCTGAGGTTCTCCATTTTTCTTTAGTCCATTTGTCTAGGGACTGCTGAGACCTTGCTTTAGCCATTCCGTTTATCCAAAATGTTGTCTTTAAGTCCCTTAATAACTCCAGGAACCAACCCTCCGTAATAGGCCCTAATCATCTGTCCCCTGGTAGCTCCAGCAGTTTTTGCAAACTGAGTAGCGTTTAACAATGCTTGATGTCTTGGCTTAAGTCCTTCCACTTCTTTATCAACAATTACTTGACGAAGAACTGAAGGCTTGCTTGTGTCTTTTGCTACTGTATCGATTCTTTTACCAGCACGCACAGTTTCATACCCAAGTGCTTTAGCTGCACCTTTAACAGCATTTTGTGGTTTTGATTTAGCCATTAGTTTCTGTACCCTCCGCCAGCTTTTTTGTATTCAACTGCTAGAAGTTGTGCCTTACGGGCAGACCATTCACCAGGGTCTCCACCTTTAGTGCCAGCCTTAATCTTTTTAAACAATGACTTACGAAGCTCAGGCTTAGTGTAGTTACCTGCTTCATTAACTTTAGATTTAGCCTTAGGCTTTGGTTTAGTAGCCATTACCATTTAACCTTGTCAGCCCAGTACGCTGCGGACATCTTGCCCTTAGCAATGTTTCTGCCATGACGAGCCTTAAAGCTCTTACGCTTAGCTTTCATTCTTGCAGATTCTCCTGCCTTAGGCTTACCTGCAGTTTCGGCACCCTGCTCACCAAATCGGATAGTCTTAATCTGGTCGCCTTCTTTAGCCACAACTACGTGTGACTTTTTAGCTCCAGGAGTTGCCTTAGGCTTGTTGTAGCCTGACACACCTGCACGAGCTAGGCGTGGGTCTTTTTTACTTGCTGTTTTTTTGTGAGGTTTTTTGTGAGTGGTCATCTGTTTACCTTCTTAACTTTTTTAGGAAGTGTCTTTCCTTTTGGAGTAGCACTTTCAAACTCCTGTGCCATTTTTGGTTTATTAGCATACATCCATGCACGCTGGGATTGTGATAGAAACGGCATACTACCAGCTACTTAGTGCAGTACGCTTCCAAGTGTTGGTTGCAACGCATACATACAAAAATCCAGAGGCGTAGGCTACTTGGCCTGCAACTCCAGTAGAAGTGGCCGTTGCAGGTACTGCTACCCATGGGCCCACTTTAGTATCTAGATAATCTAGGGCAGTGTTTAGGGTTGCTCCCCAAGCGGTCTGTCCAACGGTAGGTTTAACTAGTGGCATATTTACTCTCCATATTTATCTGAGCCAAAGGCTCCGTTTCCATAACCAATTGTTCTAGCTTCAGCTAGAGCAGGTGTAGCATATTTAAGGAACTGTGGGTCATTAACCAATTCTTCTGCGTTCATCTGGTTGCAATCAACAGTTACGACAGCCCAGTTGTATCCAAAGGCACCACGAGGCAAAACACGTGTAGGAACGAATACCTGGCCACGGTAGATGATTCTGTCTTTAATATGATTGCTAGGGTTAGACAGTAGACTAGGCAAAAGTCGTTCAGCTTCACCTGCGCTAATTACCAATCGCAAAGTATCAGTAACATAAAAACCACGCTGGTTCATAACGTTAGTTGAACGAATAAGTTGTGCCATAACTACAGGCATGTTAAATGGAAGCATCCAACGACGCCCACCACCAGTTAAAGAGCTTCCTACGTCATACACGTCATCTGTAATAGTCGTGTAGTTATCTCGTAGGTAGTAGTCTTGCCAACGCCACCAATCGACGTCAACACCTACGGTACCACCTAAATCTTCAGCAATACCTTCATACAGAGCCAGGGTTTCATAATCTAGGTCAAACCTACCCTGGATTTTATTGCCTCTCATTAGTTAGACACCCAAGAAACTGGGTTTACAAATGGAGAATCACCAATAAGGTCAAGATTTATGTAACTACCACTAAGTATCGTGGTTCCAGTCCCAGGACTGTTACTAAACTGGATTCTAGGTTGAAAGAAAGATGCGCCCGCATTAGTTCTAATTATTCCCTTTATATTAAAGAAAATAACGTCATCAGTACCATCCGTAATAGGACCTAGCTGGATTAATCCATCAGCTGAAGGGCTATTTCCAGTTATGGTTTTTGCTTCAGTAGCATAGTGGATGGTGCCATTTTCTCTAGTACCATAAGTCCACTGGTATCTAACATCTGCCCACGCGGTCATTCCAGTTTGCTCAAAGCCAAACTTTAGAGTTCTTGCAGTAGTTGTAGCACATAGTATTATTGCTTGAATTTCAAATGAATAAGATGAACTTTCTTTTAATGAAAACTTATTATCAAATAAATTTTGCTCATTAGATGTTCCTGCAATATTTTCAGCAGAATTTAAAACATAAAATAAAGACTTATTTACGTAATCAAGATTACCCCAGGTAGTCTCGCCATCGCCAATTTTTAATCTGTTAGTATCCGTTTCTACAGCAGCTTCACCTTTAGCAAGAACCACAAGAACAGCAGAACCAGAAGCGTTAGTAACTCCACCAGTAGTTCCATCAGTTATTTTAATATCAAAAGTATCAGTAGTAACAGCAGATATTACTCCACCGTCAATGTTATAAGGGTTATTCCCGCTTACAACAGTGATTCCAGTAATTGTCACAACGTTACCCACAGCAAAGGTGTGAGCAGTTGAAGTATATCTGGCAACGGTATTAGTTGTACCAACAACAATTGCGCTAGCAACGGTCTTAGTTTTAGCAGTGGCCACCCAGGCTGCTTGAGTACCAGCTCTTAGCTTAAGTACAGTATTTGCAGGCATAATAAATCCTTATCTAATCTTCTTTAATTGTAAGGCTTTATCTACTCAGATAGAGCCTGAACTTGTGCTTCTAGTTCTTCTACTTTGGCCACTAGTAGGGCAATAGCGTCATACGCAGGGTTACCATCGTTTGCCCATCCTTCTAGTAGTTCTTTTATTTCATCCATTATGCCCACGTTCCTACAGTAGTTACTGTTCCATTACCAATTGGTGTCATTTTAAATACCGCTCCAGAGGCAACTATCCAAGTGTTGTCGTTAGTTGATGAAGCTGCTAGTCCCGGGTAAACCTTAGTTGTTCCAGAGCCTGTCACCCTAAGAATTCCACGAACCCTAATAATTCCATATCTAGAACCAGAAGAAATTGCTGTCATGAAAGTAACTCCTGCAGTATTTCTAATGCTGGACATAGTAGTAGCAGTAGTAAACCCTGTGGTGTTGCTTCCATAATCAATAAAGTTAGTAACTGCTACCGTAGCACCACCAGTGTTTTGCATAGCAAATGTTCCAGTGATTCCAGCGTTTACCTGATACTGGTGCTGAACTGCCGCATCTAATTCAAACTCATAGGTAGTACCAGCGGCAACTGTAAGTCCAGTAGTTGGTCCGCCAAACATACTTTGAGAAGCACCGCTTCCAGAAAAGTCAATGTAAAAGTCTGAGTCAGAGACATAGTAATACGACTGGGTTTCTAAGGCTCTACCAGGGTTTGTGTTGGATGTGCTGTAGAAAACAGTTCCGTCGTACTCTTTGACTCCAGTAACAGGAGTAGTTAAGTTCGTTCCTGCTACAAACTTCAGTGGCTGGAGAGTAGTTGTTCCTGTAGCAAGAACTAGTCCACTTGTTAATGTTCCACCAGTAAATGAGCCACCACCAGATA